CAGAAACTAAAGTATCAGCAAGGGATTACATCCTATTAGCGGACATCGATGGAGATGCAACTTTTAAACCAGTTGCTTGTCTTACATCAAACTCATTAACATCAACAGTAAACACAATCGATGCAACTTCTAAATGTGGCGACCAGTTCCAACCTGGACCATCTTTTACTCAATCTTTTGAGTGTGAAGGTTTTGCAATTGACGAAACTGGAACTCCAGCAAAAGATAGCTACCAACAGTTATATGCTGCTCACGCTGCAAGAACTGTATTTTCAATGAAGATGGGTAAAGCTACTCCAGCTGCTGGTGATATTACATATAGCGGTCAAGTTTGGATTTCAAACTTTGATGTAAATGCAGATGATAAAGATGATGTTAAATTCACTGCAACATTTGTAGTATATGCACCGCCAGTAACACAAACTGAAACTGTATAAAAACTAAAAAACCACTATGTATAAATTAGAACTAAACAACAAAACAATAGATTTAAAATGGGGTACATGGGCAATGCGTGAGTTTTGTAAAGACAAAGGCATAGCAATAGACCAATATTTTGAAATTATTGGAGGCAAAGTATTAGACTTAGATACTATTATTAAGTTAGTTTATGCTGGTTATAAATCAGCTTGTAATAGTAACAAAACGGCAGTTGATTATACAGAAAATGATGTATGCGACTGGTTAGATGAATTAGGTGGTATGTTTAACTCGGAGGGTCCAGTAATGGATTACTTTAAATATATTATTCAAAATACGGTAACTGCCGTAAGCGGAACACCTAAAGAGGAGAAAAAAAAAGTCTAATAAAGCTAAGCTGGGATGATATTTTAGTAAAGGCTGCTGAATGTAATATACGCCCAAGCGAGTTTTGGGAGATGACTTGGAAAGACTTTTCTATAATTGTTATGGGAAAGGAAAAACAAGAGTTAAACGAATGGGCGAGGACACGAAACCTCGCCTATATTGTATATTTAAGTAGCACTTCCGAAAAAAATCCCAAATCGTTAAAAGCGTTTTGGCATATACCAGAAATTGACGATAATGAACCAGTAAAGGAGAAAAAAATGCTGACAAATGAAGAGTTAGCAACAACATTGAAACTGTACGGAGTAAATAAATAAAAATGGCAGAACAATTAGACTTAAGCATTAATATTGGAGCAAACACCCAAGATTTTCAAGGTGCGTTACAAAAGGCTCAAAATTTACTTGGTCAGTTCCAAGCGGCTTTAAAAAAAGCTACCAACGTAGGAGAGATTAACTATTTAAACAATCAAATAGCAAATCTTAACAAAACTATTGCTGGTATTAATACGCAAATGAATAATGTTGGTAGACCAGCTTCGGATGCTACAAATGCTTTATCTAATTTATCGAGAGTTGCGCAAGATGCTCCATATGGATTTATGGGTATAGCCAATAACTTAAACCCATTGCTTGAGTCATTCCAAAGATTACAAAAAGAAAGTGGAAGCAGTGCTAATGCATTAAAATCTTTAGCAAGTGGACTAATCGGTCCAGCTGGTATTGGGTTAGCATTAGGAGTTGTATCATCTGTTATTGTAAAATTTGGGGATGACATACAAAAATTTATTACAGAAAAAGCAGTAGGGTTAGGTAAGGCATTTACTAAAGAAACAGAAATAGTTTCTACTGGCGTAGAGGCATTTGTAAAAGCGAGACTTGAAATTGTTGAATTAAATAATGAATTTACTAATTATACAAATGGCGTAACTACAAAGGAGTCATTTTTAAAGAAGTTTAATGATACATTAGGAGACACAATAAAAGAAACAAAAGACTTAGCAACTGCAGAAAAGTTCTTAGGGGATTATGCAGACGATTATGTTCAAATGACATTTAAAAAGGCAATTGCAAATGAAGCAGCTGCTCAAGCTGCTAAAAAACAAGTAGAAGCTGAAATAGCAAGAGCGAAACCATCAGAGGCATTCAAAGGAGTTGGAGATTTTACAACTTTATTTTTTGGTGGCAATATGGCATCAATAGATAAGGTTGCCAAAAATAGACAAAATACAATAGCTACTAATGCAGAAAACGAAGTATCCTTATTAGAAACAATAAGAAATAAATATCAAACAAAAGCAAATGAAATTCAAGCCGAACTTGCTAAAATATTTGGAACACCAGAAGTTAAAGGTGGTAAAAAAAATAATAGTTTTGCTAACGATGTTGCAGAACAAAGAAAAATATTAGATAAGGAGTTTAATAGAATTAAAGAAACATATGGAACAAAGAAAGACGAACAATTTATAGATGCATTTGTAAGCCCTAAAGCAAAAACACCTGAAAGGTTACAAGATGGGATGAGTACGTTTTATAAAGATGCAGAACAAGATAATGCAATAAGAACTCAAAGTATTTTACTTACTAAACAACAAACAGAAGCTAACCTACAATTGGCAGATAGTTTATCAAATTATGCGGCTAATTCATTTATGAATTTATGGGCATCAATGGAGCAAGGCATGAGCATTGGTGAGGCTTTAGGAAATGTATTTATAGATTTAACAAAACAAATAGCTGCTGCTGCAATTAAGGCGGCAGTCTTTCAAGGTATTGTAGCATTATTTTCTGGAGGCACAAGCGTTGCTGCTAAAACTGCTACTGGTGGATTTGGAAGCATGTTTAAAGGTTTATTAGGACTTGCATCTGGTGGTATTGTAACTGGACCAACTCTTGCAATGGTAGGAGAGGGTAACGAAAGTGAGGCGGTGATGCCTCTTAGTAAATTAGGCAACTTAATGAACAATACTTTTAACGCTGGTGCAATGGCTTCTAATGGTGGCGGTGGAAATGGTGAGTTTATTTTAAGAGGAACAGATTTAGTATTGGCAATGAATAGAAGCGAAACATCTTTAAAATATAGACGAGGATAATGGCATACTACGATAAATACAAAATTACTTATGCTACAAAGACAAGTAAAACGGCTTACTTGTATTTACAAGAAGATTTACCATCTGCTCCTACTTTAATAGAGTATATTGGGGTAGATATATCTTTACAATATATTCCAAGTGGTGATGATATATATGAGGCAATGTATGCAAGTGAATTGTCTTGTACTATTGACGTAACAGATAACTTAGCTAATATACCAGACTTTGTTACTGTAAACGATAGAAAGTATTTTGCCAAATTATATTTAGGCTCTGACTTAGAATGGTGTGGTTATACTTTAAGTGATAACATATCTATAAGTTATTCAACTGGCAGAAAGCAATTGTCTTTTAATTGTGTTGATGGGTTAGGGATGCTTAGAAATATACCATTAGAGATTAATAACGTAGGCAATAGAACTAATACTCTTAAAAGTCTTTTAGATTATATTTTAATTTGTTTAAATGCATTAGATTTTCCTACTAATCCTAATTTAATGACAATGTGTTCATATTTTGCTCTTGATATGAATGATAGAGCAGACGGAACACAATACGAGCCATTTAGTCAAACATATTTGCCAATTAGGACATTTAAAAACGAAGACTATACATTTGAATCAAGTTACGATGTATTAGAAAAAATTGTAAAGTCTTTTGGTTGTAGATTGTTCCAAGCTGGAGGCAAATGGTGGATTGTAGCAATTAATGAATTTGCAAATACAAATAATTACTTTACACAATATAATTACTTAGGAGCAGTTGTATCAAGCGGAAGTGCCTTAAATACATCAAGCATTATACAAGGTTTTACAAATAATACAAGTGGTATATATTTTATAAATAATGAGCAGTTTAAACTTATTCTTAAAGGTTTTAATAGAATAGAATCATTTAAACAAATAGATTATTCAAAGAATTTAGTTGATAATGGCAATTTAAAGATATATCCTAACCTAATTTCTTCTCCACAATCATGGACAGTAACAAATGTGGGTACTGGTTCTTCATTTTTCTTAATAGATAATGCAACAGAATCATATGCTCAAATTACTTTAGTAAGAGGAGGAGGTGGTGGATATACAAGAATGATAAATAACTTTATGCCTAAAATAAGTGCATTTGGGGTTATTAATTATTCAATGTTATTTTTAAATGGGGGTAGTGGCACAAGAGGTTATGTTTCAATGACTGTATTTGATGGTACTACAACATATTATTTAAATAATAGCAAAGACTGGCAAAGTTCAGTAAGTTCTGGTTACATTATACCAGAGGGAGATGATGGTGTGTTTTCGTTCTCTACTTTACCTTGCCCAGTTGCTGGTCAATTAACAATAGAGTTTAATAATCAAATTGGTAATACTTGTACTGTAACTCAATTTACCACAACGGTTGAATACACATATGATAGTGTTCAATACTTTTCTTATATAAATAATAATAAAGAATATAAAAAAGAAGTAGATATACCTTTTGGATATGAGGGCATAGCTGGTTTTCCTACATCGGTAGGTGTATTTTTAAAGTCAGATGCAAGTCAATACACAAACTGGTATAGATACGGAATGACTGGTTTATATGGATATTTAAATCAATTATTAATGAGGCAATACATAAACTCATATGGTAAAAATATAATTAACATAGATTGTTCATTAAGTAGCTTTGAAACTACAAATACAAGTTATCCAATTGTAAACGCATCTAAAATGTTAAAGGCAACTGATACAGACCCAGCACAAATAAATGTATCTACTAATTCTTATATGTTAGGCAATAGTTCAATTAATTATGGTGCAAATACAATAAGCGGAACTTTATTAGAAATTAGTAACGATGATATTGATGCAACAATAAATTACATACAATACTTTAAATAAATTAACTTTGACATATGGCAGTTATAGGAAATAATATGATTTTATACAAAAGGAACACTTCCGTAACTCCTTACGAAGACATACCTTTTGCTTGTTCTACAAATTGCACATTTAGTGTAAACGTTGAGCAAATGGAGGTTACATCTCAAAGTTCTGCTTGGTTTAGAGAATATAAAAACGATGTAGCAAGTTGGCAAGTAACTTGTGATGGTTTAGTTGCCTTAAATAATCAATACAACTATTTAGCTTTGTTAGATTTACAATTAGATAGAACTCCTATTGTAATTGACTTTGCTATTGATAACGGTGTTGATGGGTTAGTAGTAATTAGTGGTACTTGTAACTTAACGAGCCTACAATTAAACGCACCTTATAAAGACGT